GTGCGCACCACACCATCTTCACCCTTGACCGTGACAGACCAAGTACCATCAGGCTTGTAGTCGAAGCTCTGAACGATGTCCTTGCCGCCGCCGTACGAATCGACTTCGTTCCCTGGCTTAAAGATGATGCGATAGATCGCTTCGTGGTCCAGTGCCGTCGGCTTTGAGCCGCGGGGCGCTCGCTTGGCCTTAGCCGTGGCAGCAGGAGTCACAGGAGTGGCCTCGGTTACCGTCTTCCCTGGCACGAACTTCGCGCGGCGGGCCTTCGCCTCAGCGATGTCTTTCACGATTGCTAGAGCATCGACCTCTTCAACCACAGTGACCGGAGTGGCTGCTTCAGGCTCAACCTTACCCCCAGCCACCACAACCTCAGCCTCCGCGGCCTTACCTTCATCGCCGTGGACAACAAGCTCGTCCTTCGCACCCTTGTTCGCCTGGGTCAAGCTGTCCATCTCGGCGACATCATTCGCCATCCGCTCAGCCGCCTCACGAACCAGCTCCTCTTCAGCCAGTCGGTATTGAACCTTCAGCTTGGTGGTCGCGTTCCCTGGGACGTTGTCACGAATAAACATCACGCGCGCAGCGACAATCTCCGGGGCGTACTCGCTGTTGCGCAGCTCAGTCAGGCGCTTGCGATTGGCCTTGAGTTCGAGGCGGAAAGCCTTCAGCTCCGCCGCTTTGCCGCCATCAGAGATGGCGTCGACAAGGCTAATGATTTCGTTCTCAAGCGTGTCAATCTCATCAACATAATCTTCCCACTTCGAGGCAGATGCAGTGGCGTACTCAGAGTACACGCGCTTCATCTGCTTGAAGATGTCGGGGTCCATGTCAACGATGTCGAGGCCCGCATCGCCATGACCAATCTCAACGCCGATGCCCATTGCGCGCATTTCGGCGGCATGGAGCGCAATCGCCTCTGGGCCCATGTCGGCGCGGAACACATGCGCGAACTCGTGGGCAGCCGTAGAGAAGTCTGCGCCCTTGAAGAACTCGATGATACGTCGATTCTGCGCAGCCGCAGTCTCCAGTGCGATCGTCGTGCCCTTCGCACCAGCCACGTCAGTTCTGCGCGACAGACCAAGAGTGGGGTCGCCGAACTTGTCACCGAATCGTTCAGCGTAATATGCACTCGCGGGGCGGCCATTGGCGGTTGCCCAGGCACGCGCCCGCGCATCAGTGACACCCGCGAGATAGCGCGCCTGCGTCGGGGTGAGCGGGTTGTTGGTGCTCGCGAAGACGGACATAAGGCGATTCTTGAACGCCAGTCCATCAGCCGACAGCGGCGCGCGGTTGATCGCCTTCGCCTCGCGGGCTTCCTTGATGGTGCCCCACAGATTGAGCGAGCGCTCCGTAGAATTGCCTACGGAAGACTGGCGCGCACTCCTCTCGGCCAGCGTGATCAGCGCGGCGGTGGACTCGCGGCTGCCGAGCCCGCCCAGGATGCGCACGTCGCGCATGTTCTTCGCGAGTACTCGCCCGGCAGTGTTGCGGATTTCCTCGCGCAACCAGAGCGCACGCTGCGCAGTGTCCAACGTCTCCGTAGGATTCATCAGGTAGCTCTGGACCTTGGCTTCGGTAAATGCCCTGCCCAGTCCGCTAAGCCCATGCCGCGCGTTCAGTGCAGCCGCATTGACAGCAACCGCCTTAGCCTTGCCAACAAGCGCGCCGCCAGTGCCCTTACGCTGGGCCTGCACGAATGCCTTAATCTGCGCCTTCGCTTGGTCGATGGTAACCTTGCCGTCTACAATGTCACCCGCAAGCTTCTCGCGGAACGCGAGGACGGCCGGGTCAGTAACAGGCAACTTCTGAACAGTCTTCTTACCGCCCTTGCGAATGGTTTGCTCGGTGCCCATCACCTCGACAACCGCCTTGATGGCTTCGTCGCGAGTCGCGGCCTGGACAAGCGGCTCGATGACATTGCCAGGTTTGGTGACCACGGCGTTGCGTAGCGTCAGAACAGCATTCGTCTGGTCGCGGGTACCATACAGCATGTTGTACGAAGCTTCCTCAACAGCCGACTCCTTGCGCTTGAACGAGCTGGCGATGTTCGCCCCACCAGCGCGAGCTTCGAGGCTTTCCTCGGCGACATTCTGTACAGTCTTCGGCAGCTTGGCATCCGCCTGGGCGCCCATTCGCGAAAGCGCGACACCCATCTCTTCGTCATTGAGTGCACGAGCAGCGGCGCGCACCTCCGGACTGAGCGAGCCGCCCTCAGTCCCGTGGACAATCTGTTCAAGCTCGGCCGTCAGGCGGTCGTGATGCGCAGTAGTCCCGGGAATCCGTGTGCGCAGATTGGCTTCAAGCGCTTCCTTCTCCTTGCGCGCGGCATTCAGCACGGGGTCAAGCTCGGTGCGCGTGCCCATGGCTGGAGCATGCGCAGTGTGCATCGTGTACCCACTCTTCTGCGCCTTCGCCTGTGCCGCCTCGCCGAGCTTGGCAATCTTGTCCACAGCGTCAGCATTGGACAGGTCAAGAGGCAGCTCTGTACCAGGAATCATACGCCGAGCAGCATTGGCCGCGCCGCGCACCACGTCGTACTTGAGCGCCTGCATCGCCGCAGTGTTGTTCAGCGCGGTATTGACGTGGTCGATGTACGGAGCCCATGCCGTGTACGTCTTGGTGCTCTTGGCCATGGTGGCGAGGCCCTTCTTGGCCGACATCCCCTTGCTCGCGATTTCGACAGGGCTCGGGGTGAGCACGCTCTCAACCAGTCCAAGACCACCAAGCATCAACATCACGGAGCCGTCAGCCTGGAACTGCTGGCCGATTTCGAGATTGGTCACAACGGCATTCGCGCGCTTCTCTACGGCATAGGCGATTTCTGGAGACAGATGTTCCGCGAACAGTTCAAACTGCCGCAACAAACGAGCGTTGTCGTCGGAGGCAGTCTTACGCTCATTCGAAATGATATCGCCATTGGCACTATTCTTACGAATAGCTTTTTCTTCGGTAGATTCAGTTGCATAGTCATAGATTTCGAATGGCTTACCACCATCAGCAGACACGCGCGACATGTTATTCCCACGCGTCCCATCGGGCTGCACTGGAATCGCCGCATTAGCCGCATTATCTGGGTACGGAAACTCTTGCACCCCTTCTACAGCAGCTTTTACACCAGCCTTCTTGACGCCCTGCAACACTGACTCAGGAACCTGGAGCGCACTGTTGAAGAACCAGTTGGCCAAGCTCTCGGCGCGCGCCACGACATGCCCGCCCGAGTCACCTGGCCGACCAGACAGACCAACGATCACAGTCTCAGGAAGCAAGCTGTTCTTGAACGTGCTGAAGATAGGCGCATCCTCGTCAGTCACGCGGACGACACCATTCCACTGACCCTTCGTCTGCATGCCCGCGATGGCGCGCAGAGAGAAGTTCAGCGCCTCCTCGCTGGTCATCGGATGACCCTGCTTAGCCGAAGACTTCCTCATCCGCTCGGCATTGCCCTTGACGGCCGTGCGCCAATCACCGGAAGCAGCGTACTGCTGCAAGTAATCGCGCGGGTCTTCGCCGCCGGAGCGCACAGTCAAGTAAGCGAACAGCTTGTCCGCTTGGTACTGCGCGGCCGGCGAGTGAACCTCGGAAGTGGAGTCGGTGGTATTGATCGTGAAGGTTCCGAGGTCGCCCGCGTTTACCACACCCAAGCGCGTAGTAATGCCGAACTTGTTCTCAGTATCGCCCGGCCTGTATGGCTCGGCAGCCAGTTGGCGGAGAGATTCAACAGTCTTCTTGGATTCAGCTTCCTTCTGCGCCTTGATGGCATTCGTCAGAGGGATTCGTTCGCGGTGCATCCAAGTGTTGAACTTCAGTCGCTCAGGGTCGTTGGGGTCGTTCAGCATCCCACGGGCGTTGAACCGTGCTTGGTCAACCACTACGGGAAACTCAACGCCCTCGCGCGCAAGCACGCCAGCGCCGACCTCCGGGGTAATTCCCTTCGCTGCCCATTCCTTACCAATGAACGTATAGAATCCCACATCCTGGTGCCCGCCATAGTACTCGGTATTGTACTGGGCAACAGAGAACCGGTCAATCGCGCCGGTAATGTCCAGAGTGTCAAGGTCCGGCATCTCAGCGCGTGGCTTCTCGATGGTGGCCATGGGGAACTTCGCTTTGTTCACACCCAGCACACGATAGAACTCGCGCGACTCCGCTTCCTTCTCGCGATTGACCTTTGCTTCTTCCTCGAGCATCGCCTCGGCCTTGATGAGTGCGGGCTCAAGTCCGGCGAGAGTCTGCGGCGGAAGCTGGCTAACACCATTACGCACCGACTGGATAGCCTCGGCTGCGACACGCTTGGCCGCTTCGTCATCTACCTGAGCTTGAATACGTTCACTACCGCGGCGAGCGACAGCAGCTTCGAACTCGGCCTCTGGCGAGCCGGGAATAGCCGGCGCGACAACCGGCTTCACCTTCTTCGCGGCGATGGGCGAAGACTTCACGATTGCGGCGGCTTCACTCTTTACAGTCGGAGTGGCCTGGGGCGCAATCTGCCCGGTCGTCGCCAATGTCTTCTGGCGATTAGCCTCGAAACGCTCGGACTTGTTTACCGGCATGCCCACCGGCTTAACATCAGTCGGCGCGACAACCGGCTTGGGTTGCTCTGCCTTGGGAGCAGAAACAGGAGAAGCCGCCGGAGCAGTCTTGGCTGCTTCAGCGGCTTTCTTAGCCTTCCACTCCTCCAAGAACTTCTGATCCTCTACGACGTTTTGAACCGTCGCAGAAGTGGAGGAGACCTGGGCGGGCGTGATGGTCGATGGGGTAGGCATGCCCACCCCATAACTGACCACACGGACTATGGCGAGGTCTTACTTTGCCCCGCAATCCCGTAATCATACGCTTGGCGCATGTACTTATTCTCCTCTGTTTCCTTCCGTCGCTTTTCCTCCCACTCCATTTTGCGCGCAGCATCAGTCGCATTCCACGAGGCGATGCCTAACTGCTCGGCAACCTTATTGCTAAGCTGTTGCAGGCGCTCTTCACGCCGCGCCTTTCCCCATGCAGTCGCACGAAGAGAGCGCGGAGCTACCTCTTCGGGCTCCTGCTTAGCTGACGCAGTGAACTTGCCAGGATTATGCGAGAGCTGCTTACGTGTTAGCACAGGAGAAGGGAGTCCGCCCGCACGCTCACTGACTGTATTGGCATCGCGCATATTCTGGGTACTACGCGGACCCAGGGCGGCTTCCACATTGGGCATCGGAGTAGACATCGTAGAGCGACCAGTGCTATCGGGTGCACCTTCCAGCACGCGACCTCTGGCTTCTGACCCAGGAACACCAGACAGGCCAGACTCAGGGTCTACCAGCTTTGCCGCAGCAGGAACGCCCTGGTTAGTAAAAGCATTGTCTGCCTTTGCCTGCCAGTATCCAACTGTATTAGCCTCTTCCTCTCGCGCCATCCGCGCTGGATCAGCCTCAATCTGGCGAGCAGACTTAGCATCGGTATACCGAACATCCTCAGCATGTTTCGTCCCGACAGGTGCAGCAGTCTTGTCGCTGCGATCCTCGGTGATTTCGAGATCATCACCGACAGCAACGATATTGCCCGTGCTCGGTAGTCTGGATTCATTCTTCTGCTCGTTCGCGGCCTTATTTTCTGCCTCGTCCTTAGCCTTGGCTTCCTCAATCTTCTCCCTGAGCGTCGGCCCACGGCTCAGCAAATCAGGGAGCTGCTGTTCCTTCTGAGCATCAGTCAGCGCATCCGTATTCTTCACTGCCCGGTTCACACGATTCGCTCGCAGCTTGTCCAGCTCGTTGACATGCTCGGGCGTCAGCGACTCCAGGCGCGTCACTTTGGCGCTGGCCGGAATAGTCCGCCGCTTACCCTCTTCATCAATGATGACGCGAACGCCATGCCCGCCAGCCAAGCCCAGGTCAACGCCGTAAGCATACTGAGGCGAGCCAGCCGATGCCTTCCTTAGCTCTGAGCTTTCGGCAGCCAGCCGGACATCCGCCTCGCCAGAATCAAGCATGAGATAGTTGATCAGCTTGTCAGGAGCATCGATGGCACTCTTGTGTACCAATCCCTTCTCATCACTGAGTACAAAGGACTTCACACTATCTTTATCAATCTGTCCAATCTCCCTAACCTGCACCAGCGTCTTTGTTGCACCATTACTATCAAGGTACAAATCCTTCGACATATCCCCAGTAAAATAACGCGTGATGACATGAGGCTTATTCTCTGCGTCCACAACAACAAACTTCTCGGCCTTCACGACATCATTCGGGTCACGCGGCTTCTCGCCCCCCATCGCGCCCTCGTTCCAGTCCAGCCGAACAATATCGTGTGAGGCCCGCCATCTCCTTTGACGAGCCAGAGGATCACGCTTCATCTGGTAGACGTAGCCCTTCGCCGCGATGTAATCGTCCTTTCCCGGGGTAACACCCGCGAACGACCCATCAGGATTAGTCTGAACCTGGCCCACAACGAACCCATGGTCCTTCGCCCACGCCTGAAACTCTGGATGCTGTAACGTCTTGACATAGTTGGGATTAGTCGGGGCGCTTGTACTTGCCCCGAGAGACTTTCGCAGAAAGTCAATCGTCTCGTTCATCTGTGTATCGTCAACAGTAGACCGAAGGTCGGCGGCCATACTTTTCAGCTTGTCAACGCCAAAACCCTCGGTAACATCAGCCAGATAACCACTGAATGCCGCATCCTCACTCGGCAACTTCGCCTCAGTAGAAAGACTACCGGAGCCATCGCCCTTGATATCGCCGAGCAAGCTATTGATGTAGTCTTGCGCATTGGTACGATTCTTGCGCTGTGCCTCGGCTTCGCGCTCCAGTTGCTCCATGTTCTGCCAAGTAAGGTCATTCTGATTAAAACCCTCAGATGCCAGTTCTTTTCGCCAATCGCGCGAACCCTGCTGCGTCAGCAGAAGCATCGCATCGACGTAAGACTTACCAGCCACCGTCGGAATCTTGGTAAGCATATCGCCAGCAAGCGCGGACCAATATGCGTGCTTGGCAAAGCCGTTTTTCGCCTGTTGTTCTTGCTGTTTCGCGTTCAAAAACAGTGGTGCGTATTCCCCCGACGCAACTTTGTAGCTGGTGTCAGCAAGGAAATCCATCTGATGCCCAGCCAGCTCAACCGCCGACTTCAACAAGTCGCTGTTACCCGAGATGCGTGCGCGCTTTACCTGCGCGAGTGCATCGGCCATCTTAGCAGCAGCGTCCATTTGGTCGGCGCGCATCTGGACAAGCAACTTCTCTGAGCGCCCCTTAGCCTGGGACTTCTCAGTGAGGAGCTGTGCCAAATACTTTGCGTAAGCCACGCGCTCAGGCTCTGATAGCTCCCGCTCGCGCATGTACTGACCGGCTGCGCCGTAAAAATCGTCTTGTGGGCTTGCCATTGTTAGCTCACTCCAGCATTCGAGTCAGATTTGCCATAGCCATAGCTCTGACCAATGGTATCAAAATAGCGATCTGGGTCCATTCCAGCCTTGTCAGCCAGAGCATAGCCTCCCGCAGCGCCAGCAGCTTCGCCAATGGGCGCGGCAGCCAGTGACCAGCGCGCGGCCTTCTGCTGCATGAGCTGGTTGCGCGTGTTCATGATGCGATCTGCGGCACTGACAGCCTGTTGCTGCGACATCTGATCAATGCCCTGGCTCATTTGACCTGTCGCAGATGCGCGTGCAGTCTTGTCCTGCTGCTCCTTCTGCAAATCAAACCCGGACTTCATCCCGTTCTGCGCAACCGCAACTTCTCTCTGGTCATTGCGCATCGCTGAATTCGCCTGGGAAAGCATCGTGCGCCGTTGAGCATTCGAGATGCCCAACTTGCCCTGCGCCATGCGCGCTTGGTCTTCCTTGTTCTGCGCGAGCTGCGCCTTGAACTCTTTGCGCGTGACCAGGTTGCCGATGATTCCGCCGGCCGCCTTCGCCACAATCGGAGCGGCGATTGCACCAGCCATCAGCGGAACAGCCAGCGGAGCCGCCGCCGCAGCTCCACCCGCAACCGCGGCAGTACCAGCAAGAGCAGCAGCAGGCATAACAAACCTCGTTAGACGAACGCTAACACAAAGCCAGCGTGCAAGCTACTAAAAATGAACAAGAGCCCAGCAGTTGCGCACGCCGATAGTCACACGATTGAAGGCATCGTGTGGGCGTGCAGTCCACTTAGAAGTCTTGCGCTCCATCTTGAAACGAATGGGCGGCTGGTGCGTCTTCTGCATCCGCACGCGCATTGCGAACCCCGTCCAGCCCGCCGCGTGGTTCAGTGACATGTGATTGCCACAATACTGCGCAGCAGCAATGGCTTCATTGTTCACCAGAAACGTCAGCGGCGAAGAAGAAGGACCACCAGTCGGCATGTAAAACGAGAACATGGTTGCTGGCAACTGGCGCCGCGAGTGCGCAACCATGGCACCGTCTACCATCGCCCCAAGCTCTACCTCGAAGTCAAGCCCTTGCGCCGCCTCGGTCTCAACTTCGGTGCGCGTACGGAACAAATGGTAGTATGCCTGCCAGTTCCATTCAATACAACGCGCCTCTCTCGGAAGCTTAAATCGCATGCCAGCCTGGAAGACCGAGACGAAGCCATCGTCGGTATTATCCGAGATAGCATTCGAAACATAGGCGAGCCCACGCAGACCAGAATCGGCATAAGTTCGATACGCCTCGCCCGGCAAGATGTCTGAGCACTTAATCGCAAGACCGCCATCGAAGTTATCGACAGTCAGTCTGCCATTGCGCTCAGAGTGCAGCCCAGAACCAGAGCTGGCCGAGTACAGGTTATTCGCGTGCCCCGCCGCATCAAAGGCGACACCGTTAGTATACGCACCTGTGAAAGCAACGGTGCTCATTCAATCGCCCTTATTGGCGTAACTACTGCGTCCCCCGGGTACTCGCGCGCCTGCTCGAAGATAGGCGACACGTCAATCCCTTCGTACTTGGCTGCGCGGTACTTATCCATAAAATCCAGAAGCTGCTGGTTGTACTCCAGTGCGGGCTGCGGGCGTGACCACTGCTTGTACGCCATGTCTGCCAGTTGGCGCGCAAGCTCGTTGTCGCGTATGTCGGCAGCCACGCTATTTTCAACATCGTTACGCAGTTCGTGCAGAAGTTCGTATCGCTTGTGCGGATCGAGATCAAGTTTGTTCACCATCTGGGCAACGGCGACATGCGAAGGTTGCTCCGTAAACTCAGTAAGACCGAGTTTAGCTGCAAGCTTCTTATCCATGCTATGGCTGTGAGAACCTGGAGCGCGGACATACTCCGGCATACCCTTCATGTGACCCATACCATGGATGTTAGCTTGATCGTAGTTTTTAGCTGACTCTCGATTGTGGTCTCCCGGCGTATAAGCTTCAGCATCTACAATCTTCTTTCGCGTGTCTTCCGCAGCCTTCGTAACCGCTGCGTGCTTGGCTTCTTCTGCGACTTCCTTTGCGTCACTGCGCGTGCCAGGCAAATCAGCGTACGAAAAACGCACCATCGTATCACGCATCTTGGCATCTTCTTGTGCCGCGCGTTCGATATTACGCCGCTGAGCTCCAGGCAGTGTAGCATGCCGAGACAGAATCTCATCATCAGGCATGCTAGCATTGGTCGCCTTCGGATGATTGTTGTAGTAGGCGGTAAGGTAGTTAGAAGAATCCTTTGGCATGGCGGGCACCTCGATAAAAGTTTATGGGAGTTCCTGCACAACCTGGATGGATGCACTGTTCCAGAATACTTCGACTGCTTCATCTTTCGGCGAAATCAGCGAAATAAAGATGGAGAACTTGTCTATTGTAACTCCGTGCTGCACAGGCCGCAAGTCCAGCCAGGTAAATAGCGAGCCGTCAATGTTATCGAACCCTACGATGGCTGTTGGATTCTCATCGTATGTCCACACGTTGCTCTTGCCGTAGATAGCCACAGAGTTCTGGATGATTACCCAGTCAGCGCTACCCGTCGGCAGATATCCAATCGCCAGCGCCACCGCATCGGACATGCGGAAGACAGTGTCCGAGTTTGCAATCTTGATAATCTCGATATTCGCCTTGATGCGGAAGAACGATGATATGGTAGAGTCCCACGCGCCGCCAGATCCAGCGACTTCCAGCTTCGTTACGCCATCGCGCACCTGATACCAGCCGACGCCGGTTCCAGTCGTGTCAATGATTTGGTCACGCGAGTGACCATAGCCAGGGTACAGCGATTCCGTGGAAGAGAACGACCCAGGTACCTGACTCGCAATGTTCGCGTCAATCAGCGTGCGCGGCAAGTGCGCGCGCCGCAACGACCATGGCTTAATCGCGGCTGCCGGGAGCGCGTTAACGAAATTGCGTGCGACTGCCATTCGATTCGTCAGCATCGAAGCCGACGTAAGCGTGTCATCCGGGTTGAACGGCGGAATCGCAATCGTACTACTGTAGTCGCGTGGCGCCGCCCAAATCGGCTTGTCGCACACCATGATCTTGCGCGACAACAAGCGGATAAAGTCATCATCCGAGCGCTTCGCCGCAGTCGTTCCACGATGGGGTACAGGCACGCGCTTGGCATAGACCTTGATCACGTAGGTCCCCGGCTCAACCGACGCAATGTAGCCACACCGCGCTTGATACACCGTCGCGCCAAGGCCAGTAATCGGCGCCGTGCGAGGTGTCTGCGGACCTGGCGCTGGAGTCGTATCGGTGCGCTCGTACCTCGCCTTCACCGGCAAGAAGTCCCTCCGGTGTACCCCAAGGTGTCCCGTAATCGATGGCTCCACAATCTGCCCGGAGATAGAAAACGCGAACTGGACGCCAGCCATCGCAAAGTCGCCCGAGTTAATCGCCGTCAAGTCATCATAGGCAAGGTTCTCCAATGTGTCAGTCGGAGAAGTCGGAGTACCATATATCGAAGTCGTGCGGTTCACTTCCCGATAGGCGCAATCGGCGGCGATGTGGTCCCACCCATCAAACGGCGGAGTAGTAATAGGGACATCTGCGGCGACTGGAATAAATGAGTGCCAGATATATTGAACCGATACATCAACCGTCAACTCGGAGGTACCCGTCGTGAGGGTAATCTCCAAGTTCTCCACTTCTGTCCAACTGCCAATGTCATCCAGCTTCTGCCCGGAAGTGTCATCTGGGTAGCTGAAGCCGCCCGTACCTTCGTCATACCCAGGGTCTTCGAAGTGCTCATCAACGTAGATGGCACCCGCCATATACATCGCCTCGGTTGCGTTCGCCGCGGTGTCGGCTGCTTCGATGTTGTGCCCGGTAACCTGGAGCAGCCGGTTACCCACTGACTGAATGTCGCCATTCAGTGCCTTGGGGCTCGCAAGCTCTTCTGGCTGGAGACGCTTCGTCGGAAAGTCATAGTCCATGATGATCAGTTCCTCGCGGCGCCGATGGGCGAACGGGGAGTAGCCGTGTTGAAAATCGAGGCAGAGTCAGTCAGACGGTGCTGCTCTGCATAGTACTCGTTAGCGATAGCATCCATCTTGCTCGCGTAATCCGCCTCATCGAGCGTACCACGCCACTTATCCAGCGTGTACTTTGCGACCAACGACGCCATATTACGATCACCCGTAGCCGTCTGAATGTCGATCGCCAGTCGTTGGGCCTGCTCCACCATAGCGTCGTTTTGCCGCTTCGGAGTTGGTTGCTTAGACGCGCTGATTACCCGATCTTCGTAGTTCGGCTGGGTGAGCCAACCTCTTTCCTGCTCTGCCTTGGTCTTCCCCGCCAAGCGAGTTTCCGGGTCGCGCAGTCTAAGCGGGTCACTCGTTCCTTTATCGTTGGTGAACGAACCAAACGCAGCATCACCGGTAAGCTTGCGTAGCTGGGCCTCGGGCAAAGCGATTGCTCCCGCTTCGATATCACTTCGCGAACCGTCTTCCTGAAGTTTCGGCTTCGCATTCCACGCCATGGTGTAGTTATCCGTCTCAACCTTTCGAGGACCACCGAACTTCTCCTTGACTTGCGCAGTTAACTCGCGCCCGCGCCTTGCCGTCTTTGCAGCACTTTCAATATTCCACTGCTGCATAGGCGGCAGTTTGGCATGTCGCTCCATGATGTCTTCATCAGTCAGCCCAGCCTTCATGGCGTTGGGGTGGCTCTTGTAGAACTCAAGAGTAGCGTCGGACTGGTCGATGGGCATGACAGACTCCCTATGCGTCGTTGGCTTTCGGATTACGGTTGATGAGATCGTCGTTGTCGCCAGTCGCAGTAGAAGTTGCGACAGACAAGCTGAGAAGATGAAGCTGTGCTGGGTATGTGGCTTCGAACTCAAACTGCGCCGAGCGTACATCGAGCGCCTGGGCGCCAGCCATTCGCGTACCGATGCGCGGATTGCGCAACTTCGTAGTGCCGACCAGCGTGTCTTCAATGGCGTATGGCGAATGCCCCGCCGACAGCGGAACCTCGTTGAATCGCACCTGTGATGTCGAGACAACATGCGCTTCCATATTCTTGCGCACCAACATACTAATCGGTGCGGCCCAGGATTCAACGAACGTCACGAACAAGTTGTGGACGTTGAATCGATATCGTCCGACGCCATCCACGCGGAACCATTTTGTGCGATACCGACTGACTCGTGCCGGCGGAGACCAGTCGCTCTCTTTGTATAGTACAAGAATATTGTCAGACGTAGTAGGTGGAGTATCACCATTGGTCCAGCGGGCTCCAACCAGGATGTCCTTGTAGATGTCGTCGCAAGTAATGATGTCGCCGATCTCAACACCGTAGTCGAACCGACACCAGCCACGCGTCAGGTTGTACCCGAGAATGATGTCATTGTGAGTGCACCCGGCGGAAGCGACCGCGCACAAGTACATGTTGCGCTTCGCATCGTAGGCGGACATCGAGTGCCGAATACGACTGAGGTTCAGCTCCTCCTCAACCAGCGTACGATGGGTCGCGCTGATGAGCACCGGAGTCGTTACGCCAGTGGTCTGATTCCATGCGTACCAGCCATCGACCGCGCGCCAAATCAGTGCACCGTCCGGCAGCGATTGAATACTTCTCGGGGCCGAGCAGCCGATGCCCTGGCTCAGCGACTTCGGCTTGCTCATGTCGGTGATGTCAAACATCCCGCGCTCAGTGAACGCGATGAGCATGCCGAAGTGGGAGCAGAGCGCCGTGACCTCATCCACCTGCGAGACAAGAACCCAATCATCCTGGTCAAAGGTGCCGAACAGATTGACCTGGCTCCTGCGAATCTTGCCCGGCTCACCCCGAAGATTGCCAATGACCAGACAACCGCCGTGGACGCACATCACGCGGAAGATGGGCACCCCAACTGGATTGATGGTCTTGCGTCCAAGCGCGGCATCCGACCACGAGTCAGGAATGGCGATAGAGCTGAGGCCGCCCGTTTCGCCGAGAACGTACATAGTCAAGTCGTTGCGCTTCAAGTCCTTCGAGCGCCCGACGACGTGACCAACCGCGTGATCTGGTCCGTCGCCTTCGAGGCGCACGAAGAACTGCCGCGTGAGCTGGTCAATCGTGGCGCCGTATGCCGCCTTGTCAAAGGTTACGTCGTAGGAAGTTCCAGTGTTGTGATCATGGTAGAAGCTCAATGGCGCAGTAGCAATCTCAGCGATGTCTACCGAGGCCGATAGCACCGACTTCGGCGAGAGATTGCCGAACTGGTCCTTGTATTGGTCGCAGTAAACCCAGCTACCCGCAAGCAGCTTGCCTTGATGCTGCGAGAGTATATCACCAGGAGTTCCGATAGGACCGGGCCAGGAGTACCCCTGCGAGTTGCTGTAGTAGTTGACAACCTGAAACTCGTCCGGCTGCTCGGGCCCATCGGGGCTAGGCGCGGAGGGCGCGCGATCGAAGCCCAGAGGTAAAACAACGCCGTCGTGGAGGATCACTTGAGCCGCATCCACCCCATTTGTCCATACGACGACGTTGTTAATCACCACAAACTGGTCAGGATACGACTGGTGCAGCGAATCCGAGAGGCCGGTTGCAACCTCCACGAACTCGCGCTCCCAGCCATGGTGCAAAAACAACTTGTTCGCCGCGCGGACGATAAGCGTACTTGCAGAGCCGTTCTGGAGATTCGCATAAGCCATTCCCTTGATTCGCCCAAGCGCCGTTGACTCCGGCTCAAACAGCGCCGGACCACGTACACTCTGAAGTCCACCCTCCTGCGACGGAAGGAGATTCTGGATACGGTCAGCAACATCCATCGCCAGCAAGTCATCCGACTCGCCGGGGGCCAAGAGCAGTTCAGTCAGAGTGGGCTTCGGCACGCGAACCTCCAGAGTCTAAGGCACCGAATTACGCCACCGTGCGGGCTCGCGGAGAAGGCGCCGCCGAAGCGGGAGCCTTGGGCGTACTGGATACGCTGGAGGCAGCAGCAGGAGTAGTTGTCGCGGGTGCAGTAGTGGTCTCTGCATCTGCCGTTTTATTCCCCGTCGATCCAGTAGTCGGGTAGGAAGCCTTCTCATCGCAGTTCTTAACTGCCTGGATTACTCCGTGCTTGAACTCGCGAGTAACCACAACTTCGTACCCAGGAGGCACCCAGCACTGATACGCCTCGTTCCACACGGAACCCGTCGGACGCCAAGCATCGCGAGTCACGCCACTGTGGAGCTTCAGATGGCCCGGAGTGATGCGCACGACGTTGCGCGCCTCATCAACGACAAGAGCCTTCCAGCCGTTCTCGTCTTCATCGATGCCGATAATCGCGCGGTAGCAGGTACTACCCTTCGCATGGCTCGTGACGAAGACATCCCCAATCTTGGGGGTGGGCCATTGACGGTTCCAGTGGACTTCAGACATGGTGCTTTCCTCTTTCGGCTGGTGTGGATGCGGGACACTAACTCACATATTTCTGCTACTAACCATGCGATGCGTCAGTAGGTGACTGGGCGAATCTTCCGGTACGACTGCGCGATGGGGTCACCGCCGAGCATACCATAACCGTGACTGCGAATGATGCCATTGTCCGCGTCAACTGCCAGCGCCTTCCTCATGTGTGGGCGTGAAGCTGCGCGCCACTGCTCGGCGATATCAAGACCGATACCCACCTTTGGACCGAGATTGGCGGCCCACAGGTACAGAAACGCATTCAGCGCTTCGGGCTTGATGGGCATGGGGTCGTACTCAGACCACAATGCGGGCATCCGCTTCATCACCTGCCAGTCAATCACGTAGTCGTCGTCCGGACGCGGATACAGCTCGTAGCCAAACTGCTCGCCCGACGCGAACATTGTACGCATCCGGTCAAGCGATTCACCGGACCACGTAAACGAGACATCCATCGCGCTCGGCTCGGGGTCTACTTCAACAAGCAGGTACGGAATGTTATCCGCCGACACATCGTTGCGCGTCCCGGCGCCCGAAGCAATCAGGCCATTGCAAGCCACGTAGAATCGCACGCGCAAGCCGGAGTGACCCTTCCTAAGAGTGGCAGTATCGAAGTTGAGCATCTGGTCAGGATTGGGCGCAGTCAGAATGATTGAACCACCCCCGTGATTGGTATGGTCGAACTCAAGCGAAATGGGCGTCGGTGCCGACTCAAACACAGGGTCAACAATCTCGGTGCCGCCAATGTTATACCGTCGGTCCTGCCGTCCACCGACAATCGTCGCGTAGAACTGCCACTGGCCTTCCTGCTCGGGCCCATTCCATGGCGTATTGTCATCCGCCGTTGCGATAACCGCGCGACGAAGCGGAGGCAGCGCATACTGCCCATTGCGCGCGATCAGACGCGGCACGCCCTGGCCGCTCTCACGCTTCGTCGGCTTCAACTGCTCCTGGGTGCCCAACAGAATGTTCTGCTCACCCGTTCCGTAGATGCGTCCGGGCATTGCTCCGGTCAGCCCGTTCGTCCAGTTCGGGGTCCATACCGTGTTCTGATAGATGCGGAACGTAATACCGGTGTCGGACGTATTGTGCCACGGGCGGTCGAGCGACACATAGTAGCGAATGGTGTTGGGAGGGTCGCCCTCTGCCACGCCAGTCTCAAGGCTAAAGAACTCCCATGCAAGCGCTCGGTATTCCGTCGTAGAGATAACGATGCCAGACGACATGATAATCACGGTAAGTGCCAGGTTCATAATGCGATCCCATGTGCCGTTCACTGGGGGCGTCCAGGGCAGCGTCTCAGACACCCCCGCAACATCCGTGAACATCAGCACGCGGGGGTCCGCAGTGGCCTCCAAGTATACCTCAGTGGTGCCCGTCGTCCGGTCCTCGAATACTTGAGTAGTAAACGTGGACTGCTGCACCGCCGTAGGCTCGATTTCGGACAACGCAGCGCGCGCCGCATCGCGCACCCGGTCATCAAACTGTTCCGTCAAGGGGTCGTCCAGCGTCATCAGGTCCATCACCTGGCGCTTCAACTCGGAGTAGATGAGGCTGGACATCAGATTGCCCCGGAAAGAAGTGGATAACTACGCTTGGAAGCAGGCTATCACAGTTTTAACCCCTTCGCAACGCGCCCTACTACATCTGCCACGTCCAGCCGATTTAGTTTGAGTACAAACCATCTTAAAAAGTCCAGGTTGAATCGTAGTTAACAAGAAGTTCGAATAAAAACTTGCCAGCGTTCTACCGTGATATTAAGTGATGGGCGCCCGCCGAGCTATTCTGCGGCCCACACAGGAGCCCCGCCATGACCGTCCGCAAGCCCAACAGCATCACGCAGGATGTTGGTGATGACTTAGACCTCAAGCTCTCGAAGGATGACCTACACATCGCGCTCGTCCGCTTGCACCGCCATCTGGTCAATGCCATCGACACCGGTACGTCGTACGTCTTCGCGCATAATCTCGCCGAAGTGATGGGGGTCACCCGCAGCGAGTTCAAACGCCAAGCGCGCAGCTTCGGCACGATGATTCGCCGCGCGGGCTGGTGGGCGGCTGGCATGGTCGAGTACCAGAACGCAAAGAGTACCGTGTACGTCCCGGCCAGCTACACCGACACCGAAGCCCGCCGCCTGCTCTCCCACATTCCGGGTATTGCGTTTATTGCGGGAGGAAGCATCAACGATGTTACTCCGCAGCGCGTGTTCGCGCCGCCCTGTGTTTCACCGGACTACGATGTACTCCCGACACACTTGATTGCGGCTGCGGAGAAGACTGACCGTGAAATGCGGGCAGCCATATCTGGCGAATCAAAAGTAAGTACCGCTGAGCCTGTTCCGGTGAAGCGGAAGCGCGGGCGCCCACCCGGTAGCAAGAACAAGGTGCCGCGTGAGATGAAGAATCAGTATCGCGTCGGTGTCAATGAAGATGACGTGGATGTCGCTCGGTTCCGTGCCACAGCCTCCAAAGAGTCGAGTGACGAAGACCTGCACACGCTCGCAACTACTGGGCGCGCAGGTAAGGAAATGGCGGATGTCGCCGATGTCGTCATTACGCGCCCCAACAACCAGCGCATCGTCGCGGCGATGAAGCCCGATGTTGCGATTAAAGTTGTGCAGCCGTCCAAGTCGCAGGTTCCAGGGCACTCTGGCATCGTGCACGTCGTCCATTGTCTGCGAGACATCATCGACTGCTTCACGATGACGCGTATTCGCGCGCTCTTCCAGCAACAAGTCAGCGATGCAATCTGGGAGCAGCTTCAGGTGGAGATCATTGACGCTCTGTGCGACAAAGGCTGGGAAGCGACCCCGGTCCAACTACCGGATGATACATACGCGCTGTGCATGGTGTGGAGTGTGGCCAACAACAATAATGCCGAGGTGTCCAATGGGTAGACCATACAAGAACGTGGACGGGCGAGTGGCAAAGGCCCTTGAACTAATCGCTGGCGGATTGTCCGAACGGAAGGCGTGCAAGGCGGCGCGAGTGTGTCGCACGACATTCCATGTACGCACGCGCAAATACACCAAAAGTGTTGCGCCCGCGTCAGATGATGGATCAGTGACGGATGTTACCTCAGTTGTGGATGGCACCTCGGCGGATACCGTACCCAACACAACCAACTCTACTTCCACTTCCTCATCATCGCAGGGATAACAACCATGATTTTCCAAGATGCCCCCATGCTTACGCTGTTCAACCAGAACAGCGAACTCCTCGTGTTCATCTCCTTGATGATTGCATTCCAGCTCAAGCACTTCCTCTGCGACTATGTGTTCCAGATTCACGCAGACGCCCCAAAGAAGGGCTCCGATGACTTCCTCGTCTGGGCCGCCCCCTCCTGAAACATTGCTGGACGCACGGACTGGGCACGTTCCTCATTGTGCGGGTGCTGTGCGCCGTGCTCGAAGTAGAGGACGACGGCTTCGTGGACCTCCAGCTCTTCGCTGCTGACATGGGGCTCCACTGCATCGTTGACCGGATGAAGGCCCACAAGCTGCTGGGTGGGCGATGGAGCGCCGACAAGAAGCTGTTTTGGGTGGCGCTCGGCTTCGACCAGTTCGTACACCACCTCCTCAACATCGGGTTTGCGGCGTACATCGTGCTCTCTCTGCTCGGGCGGTAGGGGCGGCGCAGGGGCCCCACGAGCTGGACCGAGATGCCCGCGACCCCAGGTTCCCGAGTTAAAAACCGGGCGCCACGGGACTCCGGGCCGACAGCGCGGCGAGGACACACCAGGGAGGCGCGGCTGGCTCACGATGGAGCGGCCCGCCTCCCTTCTTCGTGGCGGCGTGCGAGATGGAGGGGCCGCGCCGCCTGGACCGGACCCAAGGCCAACCCCAGCTCCTCCTGCTCTCGCTGACCGCTCAGGACAGCGATAGTGCGCGTTGTCCCTGGGGTTTCGCCTGTCCTGAGTCCGCAGGCGCTCTGGAACTTTAATCCGGAGGAGGGCTTGGAGACTTATTTTGGGATGTCCGAAGCCCCTCTTCCCGGACTTTCCCCACGAGCGAACGTCATCTATTTCGATTGGTTGGGGGGCATGATGTTGACACGTCAAGGGTTGGATGAAAGTCCGGCAAGGTTTTCGTGGCCTCGCAGGGTGGCGCTCGGGGACTTTTCCGTGGCTTGGAGACTTTTGTGCCGGGGAGTCAGGACAGGTGGTTTTTTTGATTAGTCCCGGTTGTCCCTGCGCTTTCGGCTGTCCTGACTCGAAAGTGGCTGTCCTGGGTAGTCAGGACATGTTTTCCCCTGGTTCTCCCTTCTCTTTTCCTTACTGTCCTGACTGTCCTGTGAAAGTGTAGTGGTTTTACATAGAGTGTCCGGAAAGAAGTATAGAAGTATAGAAGTCCAGAAGGGGAGACTTTTATCCGCTGAGACTTCTATCCGACACTCTGTATAGAGAAAGGATGTGGGGAGTGCAGACTCCGGACAAATGGGAATAACCCTGGAAGTACCTGCCCTTTCGCGTGTCCTGACCCTAAACAGCCCTACGAAAAACATAGGTTGTTCCTCTTCTTCCGCTGTCCTGTAGGCGCCATCGACATCGTAGAGGAGGTCAACTTTCTCGCCCCGCCACCTTGCCGCCCCAAGGCTCGTGGGGTACAAGAGGTGGGCAAGCTTGAGCCGCCCCGCCGCGGGCCACCGGGTTCCGCACCACCCATTGATGGAGAACTCCCATGACCCCCAAGAAGCCCGACAGTGAGAAGAAGCAGCACAACGGCTGGACCAAGCCGGTTGCAACGAACGTCACGCCCGAGATTTACGACCGACTTGGTGAGATTGCCAGCGCCAAGATGCGGCAGACCGGCCGCGCAACCCTACGCTCGGATGTACTGCGAGAAGCCATTGCAGAGTACATCGCGCGGTTTGACACGGAGAGCGGCACCGGGGAGGGCGAGGTAGTTGGTGGTGTTGGGTAAGGTCCAGGGCATGGTACAAATGCAGCCCAGCTCGCCCGCAAATGAAAGAGGTCGGTAGGTTGTTACCCCTACCGACCTCAGTGAGTTCCGTCCCGACCCTGCCCGCCTCGACGGTTACTCTCCTACCTCCCACCATCCCGCTCCGGCTCCCCAGCCCTCACAGGACTCCCGTATGGATAGCCTCTCCGTTGAACAACGTCAAGCTCCCGTAGTAGTTGCCCCGCACCCGCCAACACTTCCAGGCGCGGTGTACCTGCGCAACCCGAACGACTTTCCGGGCGCTGGGCTGGCGGGCGACTTCGAGACATTCAACCTGGTCCGCGAAGATGCAAAGCAGGCGTCGAAAGCGGCCGTCAGTCACCTGGTTGGGTTCTTTCTTGACTTCGACATCATTGACTACATGGTTGATGGGATGGCGAAATGGAACGATGACATGCGTAAGGAACACAAGAACTCCCTGCTGAATGGTACCTGGTATATCTCATCGCAGACCTACAATGAGCATCTGGAATTGATTCGGCGGAGTATCAGCAAAAGCGCCCCGGAGTTCAAGGCGCGCGCGGTTGTTGCTACGGGGTACGGTTACCACTTCCACTACTGGTTCGATGTCCCGGTGAATGTTTCCGGCGATGATGGTGAGAAGATTAAGAGCAAGTACGAAGGCTGTATGAAGCGGCTCATCAAAACTATCAATGATGCTGCCGGCTTCAACCTGGCTGACGACGCTTGCTGTAATGTCAATCGCTATGTACGCATGCCGGGCGCCTTCAATCGTAAGGGCGTAATGGACGGACACACAGGCGAGCTGAAACTGGTTCGCTTGGTGGCCGAGGACCCCGCTGCTCGTGTTTCGGTTGATGACTTCTTTACGCACTTCAAGCCGACAATGGGGCGCCCGGCGGGGCTCAAGGCAGAGTCGTCCATCGACAAGCTGCACCAGGGCAAGGAATGGAAGAATCTTCCCGCATGGTTCACTGGCAAGTATGCGCTATCTACCATGAAGTGGGTCGAGCTGCTGACTGAGTGCGATCTTTACATCAATCAGAAGGACGAGCGCCAGCACTATGTCGAATGTTTGGACGCTTCCAAGCATGGTGTCGCGAAGGATAAGGATTGCATCGTCAGCGAGAAGGACTCCGGCTGGTGGAGCTTTCATTGTTTCCATAAGCAGTGTCAGAAGCCCGAGATTCTTTCCGTCGCCGCCTACCTGGACCATTGTGGCGAAGAAAAGGTAGCGCAGTTCTGCGACCGCCTGAATGCTGATGCAGAGAAGGCGCGCAAAGAAGTGGAAGAAGAGGAAGAGAGTGAAGAACCCGAGGAACAGTACAAGCACAAGTACGAGTATGACGACGCGGAGCTGGCCGAGCTGATTGTCGAGAACATTCTTGATGGTAAGCTTGGCTACTCAGTGATGGACAAGAGCTTCTATTTGTACAACGGGCAGTTCTGGGTGACCCGCGGACAGGCGAAGGCGACCCTGGCACTCGTGATGCCGGCGTTCGATGAACTGCGCAAGTATCGCTACCTCAAGGTCAACAAGAATGATGAGGCCAAGTGGTGTCGCTACCGATTCAGCGCGCAGAAGGAGCAGGGCGTTCTACAGTGCATCGTTCGCTACTGCATGAAGCGTCAGAATGGCGATCTGCGGGAGCAGCGCCACATTGGCCTGTCATTTCGCAATGGGTTCCTATCTGCTGCGGCACCGGAGGACGGGCTTACTGAGAACCACCAGCGTAACGGCGTGCTGGCCGGGCATTATATGGACTTCGACTACACGCGCCCTGAAGTTGAGGACGGTGACTTCGTCGGGGCGTTGGCGAATTCGTGTCCGGTCGTCTCGCGCGTGCTACACCGACTGTGGAAGAATGACATTGACACACGGGGGAACATCCACTTCTTTCTTCAGTATCTTGGTGCAGCACTATTGGGTAAAACGATAAAGTACCAGAAGGCGCTGCTCCTGGTCGGGCCAGGTCGCTCCGGAAAGTCGAGTATCCTTCAGTTGTTCCGCCTGTGCTTCCCGCCGGATTCGGTCAGCGGCGTCTCGATTCAAGAAATGGAGTCGCGATTCGGCGCCGGTTCGCTGATTGGCAAGCGACTGAACATGGTATTCGACATGGCGTCAGACATGATCATGGAGACGGCGCGATTCAAGTCGGCGGTCTGCGGCGAGCCGATGACGATTGAGACGAAAGGCATTCAGGGTTCGGTGCATCACCTGACTGCCGCCCACGTCTATGCGTGCAACGCAATGCCGCCGGTTCGTCGCGGCGATTCCGGCTGGTGGCGGCGCTTCATCGCGCTCAAGTGCGAGAACGTGCTGCTTGACCACGAGGTAGACACCAAGCTGGAGAGCAAGATGCTCCCCGAGATTCACGCGCTCATCTGCTTGGCGCTGGAGTGCTCATTCGGCATTGGTGATACTTACGATGTGCCGAAGTCCAGCGCCAGCGTCGTTGGCTCGTGGGAAATCGAGGCGAATCCGATCGCGATGTTTCTTCAGCAGAACTACGCAGTTATCGCTGAGGAGGACAAAATTACAGGCGCCTCGTCCATTGGTGCCCCCGCGAGCATCGGCGTGTCTTCTCGTAATATCGAGGAGCACTACAACGAGACGATGCGCAAGTCCGGACACAAAGGTATCTTCTCGACCGGCTGGTCTCAACTATTGAGTGCCGCGGTGAAAGCTCTCGGGTGGCCGGGCCTGACAGACAAGAAAGTACAAACGCCGAGTGGGCGTAACTTTGTGTACCCATTTCGGCGCGCGTGAGCAGTCGCAGCGATGCGTGCTAATGGATACGGTTGATCGAGCTTGTCTCCTCCAATGCGGCATCGCGAGAATAATCGGTGCGGCGGCGCCCAAATCTATATCGTTCCAGCGCGGCCAGCGCGGCATCTTCCATGTCATTGTTAGGCATGAGTGTGTGCGTCGTCGGATTCAGGTGTTGCTGGGCTTTGAGTAGCCTACCCATTGCGCGGAGCAGAACACACTGCTGCCACGGCTCAAAAACAACGGGTTCGGCGTATTTACCGAATTGACTGCCCTGGTCTTCGTCACTGTTCATCGTGTCCTCCAGCGGGTCATTGTTGGGATCGCCGTCGAACTCATCATCGAACACGCCCATTAGAGCCTCCACGCACCGAAGCGGCGATGGAGCCAATCTCCCCGGCGGCGCGGGCGATGTCTACCGAGATGTTGTCAACTTTGTGGTCGATATGAGTGACAGTTGCTTCGAGAACAGTGACACGGTGCTGGAGTGCTTCAATCCGCTCATCAATGGCGCTCTTTGTTGGCGCCTCTGTTTTGTTAGCAGTGGGCTCCGCGGACAGTCGCGGCGTAATGAGCTTGTAGATCAAGCCCAGGAGTGCCATTACGACAGCTCCAAGAGTACCGCTCCCGAGATTGTTCAGTGTAGGCTCGACGGGCTCGCTCATTGTGTCTCCTCAATGTCTTCATGGTGCGAGTTAACCCGAGAAAAGTGAGAAATCTGGCCTTCTTGGGCTTGCGGGGCAAGAAGCGGTGCATTAAGCTGTAGTGAACGAACTCACAGGAGGTGTGCGATGGGCTCGAAGCAAGAAGACAAGGGCGAAGACGACTACTACGGGGTGCCTTGGAACGCGCTCCAGAACCCGAGCGTTGTGTTCATCCTCCTTATGTTCGTCGTTGCGCTAAGCGTCAAGTGCTACGGAACGTGTACCTTCTACTTCGACCAGCCCGAAGTGATTGACACCAATGACAGCGCGCAGGCCGGGGTGGCTCCGTGAGCCGCGCGATTCTGCTGTTCGTGCTGACCTGGTTCGGCTGCCAGGGCGGCGGTGCTCCAGATACGGGGCGAGGCGGCGCGCTGCAACTGGAGTATTCCGGACTGCCATCTTCTCGCTACGCGACGACGACGCATCATAACGGCGAAGATGTCACCATTCTACTGATTGAAGACCGGATGACCGAGGACTGTCGCGCCGTCCTGCTGGTTGACGAGGGCCGCCGTGGGATTGTCCTGCTGGACGCTCACACTTTCTGCGATACTACCAACGACGACACGGGAAGCAACTGAGCATGTCTACCACAGAAACCGAAGCATGGCAACTACAGCTATTTCCCCTGCCAGAGCAAGAAGTGGTGTCGGTTAGTGTCGTTACTGAGGTCGCTACTCGTGTGGTGGACGCGCTGCATGTGTATGTGAAGGATGGCGAGTTCCAGCCCTACGAATTTGCGGTTCTTGCCTATCAGAACGCATTTGCACATGGTTGGTACCACGACCAGAAGACCGGCGCGTTGAAGCCCCGCGACGTGGCGGAGATTCTGCAAAACTTCGAAGGCGAGATTAAGGAGTTTCGCGTCGAAGTGTTCCGCCAGAAGTATGATGTCTACTACAACGCTTCCGGTAACGTCACCTCGATGAAGCCCGAGGGCGCGTGGATTGAACTGGCTGACCTGCTGATTCGAATGGCCGACGCAATTGGCTATTTCCTGAATGACCACCCGAGCGTCCGGTTCGGGGCGGTTGACTATGCGTTTATCGAGGAAGGCATACGCGCTTACGTGGGTAGCATTACCGAGGCTATGCGCAGAAAGGAAGCCATCGGTGGGTACAGCCAGCGGGGCCTCCGCTACGTCGCGGATTGGTTGTCGGCTCAGGTGAGCATCTTGTGGGAGATGTATCGCCGCACCACCCACGAGAACTTCATCGTCGGCCTGTGGGACACTTACGTGTGTGTCTATGAAGTCTTGAACCGTGAGTTCCCCAGCAAGATTGTTCCCGCGATTATGCTGAAGCACGAGTACAACAAGGGCCGCCCCTATCGGCATGGCGGCCTCCGTGCTTAATTTCTACCGCGATGCGGACTTCGTATCGCCAGTAGCGACTCTGTCGATTCCGGCTGGGGTGCCGGCCGGACTACACCACAACGAGTTGCAGCGTTTCTGGATTCACGACGAGTTGGGTAACCAGGTCGGAATGGTGTATGTGAAACATCGGTGGATGATTCAGCTCACGGGCTTCCGCAAGCTGCCCCAAGAACTCTACTGCTGGCGCACCGAATGGATGGGCAGTCGGGAAGAGGTCATTGAATGCCTCCGTGCGGTAAGTACCAAGCTGGGCATCATCGTGAAGGATACTACAAAGGATACGGGCGCCCTGCTGTTTGAGACGGCGGACGCCTGCTTCCACTGCAACGCTACTCTGTGGGCGTTCGCGGAAGTTCGCGCGCACGGGCAGCAGGAAGTCTGCCTCGGCTGCGGCGTTCGCTATCGGTACGAGAAGTTCCCGTCGATGATTCGCGGTACTTACTGCGATATGGACATGGAAACTGACTTGAAGCCCGCAGTTAAGTCGGTCACATTGGAATGGCAACACAGCAAGGTGGACCAAAGTGAAGACAGTCGCCTTGTCGAGCGCAAGTACATCAAAGATGAGTTGAAGCACGTTCGCTCTGAGTACGGGCGAGTGTATATCAACAACCAACTGCAAGTGATTGGAACCCCATGCACCCCGCAATAGCTACTTTCCAGAACCGCGCGCAGTATGCCTGCGTACCGATTGGCCTCGCGGGCTTCGCGAGCGCGGGAAAAGACACCGTCGCCTCGCTGCTTATGTCCTACATGCTGGGCAAGGGATTCGCCAACTCGCGGATTGGGCTGGCGGACAAGGTAAAGTCCATGTGTGCGGACTTGTATGGCTTCTCCCACGAGCAATGCCATGGTGTACTGAAAGATGTCGTTGATGAACGCTACGGACAGACGCCGCGCTACTTCTTCCAGCGCTTCGGGACCGAGGTGGCGCGCACCGTTTGGGCGGATACATGGATCAACTATGCTTTGGAGGAGATGCAGCCTGGATTCGTTTTTATTCCAGACGTACGCTTCCCCAACGAGGCCGTGCGAATTAGGCAGCGCGGCGGTATTATCATTGGCGTGCTTAACGACCGAGTAGTTCCAACACAGATTACCCACGAATCCGAAGAATATACATCAAAGCTGGTAGAGACGGCTGAGATGCGCGCTATGAACCATACTTCTCTCGCTGACCTGTCCTCTCAGATTCCCCAACTGTTCGAGCATCTGCTTCTTCTCACTGGAGTCCCGAATGTCCGTCGCTGATAAGCACAATGGCCTGCCCTGGGTTCGCAAGTTCTGTCCCGAGGGCATTGACCCCTGGAGCACCGTGGAGTGGGGAACGCGCGACTGCACCATCTCCGACTCGAAGGGCGGCATCGTCTTCCAGCAGCTCGGGGTTCTGGCGCCGGCCGATTGGTCCGACACTGCGGTCAACATCGCCGCGAGCAAATACTTCCGGGGTCACATCGGCGAAGATGGTAGGGAGTATTCTATTCGTCAAATGGTTGATCGGGTAGCCAATACAATTGCAATCTGGGGGATGGAGGATGGATACTTTGCTACCCCCGCAGATAGCCAAGCCTTCTATTGTGACATGGTGTGGCTGTTGCTCCACCAGTGCTTCGCGTTTAACTCGCCAGTGTGGTTCAACATCGGCGCCGGGAAGACGAATCAGGCGAGTGCATGTTTCCTGAACAGCGTCGATGACACCATGGAATCTATCATGGAGCTGGCCGCCACCGAAGCTCGGTTGTTTAAGGGCGGCTCCGGCGCGGGTGTAAACCTGTCCAAGCTCCGGGGTGCGCACGAGAAGCTTTCTGGTGGTGGAACGGCGAGTGGTCCCATCTCGTTCCTGCGTGGATATGACGCATTCGCAGGCGTAGTTCAATCAGGGGGCGCCACGAGGCGCGCGGCCAAAATGGTTCAACTGAATGTTGACCATCCGGATATCGAAGAATTCATCTCATGCAAGGTAGTCGAGGAGAAGAAGGCGCATGCTCTGATTGCTGCGGGGTATAGCGGTGCCTTCAATGCGAAAAACGGCGCCTACTCGACGGTTGCCTTCCAGAACGCCAACCATAGTATCCGTGTACCTGACGAGTTCATGCAGGCTGCACAGAGTATCGGCGGTAGCTGGGATTTGATCGAGCGTACCACCGGAAATGTCTGCAAGACTGTCAACCCGCTCCTGCTGCTGGAGCAGATGGCCGAGGCGGCGTGGTTCTGTGGTGACCCCGGGCTTATGTTCGACACTACTATCAACGATTTCCACACTTGCCCAGAAAGTGGACGTATTAACACTGTAAATCCCTGCGGTGAGTTCAATTTCCTTGACGATACGGCGTGTAACCTCGCCAGTCTTAACCTGATGAAGTTCCACCCGCGGGGCATTCAGGGATTCGATTACACGCGGTTCGCCGCTGCCTGCCAGCTCATCATTATTGCACAGGACATCCTTGTTGACCGCGCCGATTACCCGACTGAGAAGTTCAAGCAGATGTCGCGTGACTTCCGGCCGCTCGGGCTCGGGTACGCGAATCTCGGCTCGCTGCTGATGGTGAACGGGCTTGGGTATGGTAGCGACAAGGGACGCGAACTGGCCGCGGAGATCACATCGGCGATGCACTGCGCGGCGTATACGATGTCGGCCAAGCTGGCGCAGGTGAAGGGACCGTTTGCCGGCTACGCGAAGAACAAGGACGCGATGCTTCACGTCATCACCAAGCACTGGAACGCGGCACTGGACGCTCACCAGCCCGCGCAGCTTCAGCGCATGTGGGAGTTGTGCTACACCGAGGGGTACAGGCAGGGGTTTCGTAACTCCCAGGTAACTGTGCTCGCGCCGACTGGTACGATCGGGATGTTGATGGATTGCTCAACCACTGGTGTTGAGCCGAACATCGCGCTGGTGTCCTACAAGAACCTGGTCGGCGGCGGGTTCATTCGTCTCGCTAATGACGGCGTGCGGGCGGCCCTGGTGGCGCTCGGCTACGTGCCGGACCTGGTGGACGCTATCGTTCGGCACGTCGAGGAGTACGGGCATGTCGAAGGCGCTGGGCTGGACGAGGCGCATCTGGAGGTCTTCGACTGCGCCCTTCGCTCGGCGAGCGGTCAGCGGGTGCTCTCCCCAGAGGCGCACATTCTGATGATGGCTGCTGTTCAACCATTCCTTAGCGGCGCAATCAGCAAGTGTGTTGTGGGCGATACGATTATCGTAACGTCCAACGGCATGAAGCGTATCGGTTCGCTTTACACCAGTGAAAACGAGGATGAGTTCACTCCTGTGGACTTTAGCGTGCCTTCATACAACGGAGCGCAGCGAGCTTCGCACTTCTACTATGGCGGAACTCGGAAGGTATGGCGGGCCGAGCTGGCGGATGGGCATCTGCTTTCTGGTACTGCTGTTCACCGTGTTCGTGTAGCCACGGAAGACGGGCTCGTCTGGAAGCGCATCCCAGAGCTGGAAATCGGTGACTTCGTAGCTATCCATCGTGGCACTGAAATGTGGGGGATGGAGGGTGCTGAACTTCCGGCCGTCACCATATCAGCCCCGCATGGTTCGCAAAAAGCGGTAAACCTTCCAACACATATGACAGAGCAGCTCGCGCTGTTTCTCGGTATGCTTACTGCCGATGGTCATGTTACCAAAACTACGTACACCGTCGGTCTTACAAAGAACAACATTCCCGTGTTGAATGCCTTTGAAAAGGCTGCGACTGAGCTGTTCGGGATTACCTGTAAGTACACCGAAGATGCACGAAATGGTGTACTCGGGGTGCACTTCAGTTCCAAGACCATCGTAGAATGGCTTAAAGGAATCGAATTCTCGAAGGAACATGTGCCCTCGTGTGTTCTGTCGGGCAGCCGAAAAGAGTGTGTAGCTTATATCTCTGGGTTGTTCTTGGATGGATGGATCTCGAAAATCGGGGACATCGCAATCGGTCAGAAGCATCAATCGCTGCTGCGTGATGTACAGATCATGTTTGATAATCTCGGCATCGGCACTTATTTCAATGACAATGTAGTAAACGACGTAAACTATCCTGTGCTGCACATTCTCGGATGTGACAGAAAGATCGCCGCGGATACGCTTCAGTGGTTGGAGGAGCACAAGCGAGAACGTGCAAAAGTGCAGAAGGCCACGGCAGACACGCGGCGATTCCCCATGCACCGAGCTGCGATGATGGAAGCCGTAACCAAAGCAAAGGCATGGGAATATCGTGGTATCTTCGATCCTCGTACAAAGTACATTCGGCGCGATACGGCGATGAAAGTTGCCGAAGCAATGGATCTTTCATTTAGTGAGGATGAGTGGGTATTCGACTACATTCAGGTGGTGAAGTGTGAAGAAGCCGAAGAAGCAGAAGTGTTTGATATCTCTGTACCTGCGACCGAAACTTTCGTCGGCAATGGTATTGTGAACCACAACACCTGTAATGTTCCTAATCATTACACGGTGGAAGATATCAAGGCACTCTACGTCCAGGCGTGGAAGCTCGGTCTCAAGTCGATCGCTGTATACCGCGATGGCTGCAAGATGAGCCAACCGCTGAACACCAAGAAGGAAGACAAGGCGAAGGAGACTGCCGATGTTTTGCCTGACACCAACCATCAGTCTGCCCCCGAGCGCGGACTACAAAATATACAACCCCACCGTCGGCGGCTCCCCGTCGAACGACAGTCGCTTACCCACAAGTTCGATATTGGCGGGCACGAAGGCTACATCACTGTCGGTCTGCATGAAGATGGCACTCCTGGTGAAATCTTCCTCGTGATGGCGAAAGAGGGCTCCACCATCTCTGGCCTGATGGATGCCTTCGCTACGTCCGCCAGCCTCGGCCTTCAGTACGGCGTGCCTCTGGAGACGCTGGTGTCGAAGTTCTCTCACACCAGGTTCGAGCCGTCGGGGTTCACTGGCTCGGCTGAGCTGGGATTCGCCAGCAGTCTGATTGACTACATCTTCCGCTGGCTCGACCTGCGATTCGGTGCAAGTAGGAAAGTGGTGGCGGTGGCAGTCAGCAATCCTGCGCCCACTGTACTTTCGCAGGGCTTCATTCGCGACATTGCGGTCAAGCCCCTCGTGTCCGATGCCCCGTTCTGTACTTCGTGTGGCTCGATGATGGTTCGCTCCGGCTCGTGCTATCGTTGTACGAACTGCGGCGGCACGAGTGGATGTTCGTAGTTAGGTAGGATGAGGAAATGAAGAAGGCCCGGGGATTGCTCCTCGGGCCTTCAACTTTGCGAACTATCTGATGGTGGCTCAGCTACAGAGCATCGGAATCATGTCGAACGGAGTCGTGGCAGCCGTGGAGTTGGCGAGACCAACACCAATGATACAGCGGGCCAGACCAGCAGCGCCGAAAGTGCCGACCTCAATACCATTCTCGTTTCCCGCGGTAGAGTCCGCAGCGAAGACGGGAACGCGGAGGAAGGTAGCAGAGGCATTTCCCGCAACAACGGGAGCAACCTCACCAGTCTCAAAGGAGACAGCCCAGCCATACTCACCCGCGGGAATCGGGAAGAGTTGCGAACCGACCACAAGATCCTTGGCATACGCAGTACCAGTGTTGTTGGTCGCGTTCGGCTCCACGTCGAACTTGCTGGAGGCGCCGGAGCGCATCACGAGGATGCCACCGGGCACGGCAAGAGCAGAACCAGTTCCGTTATTCACCCAGACGAGTGTGGAGTTGCCCGTGAAAGTGAACGAGGTAAGCCCCGTCATCGTCAGGCCCTCGGCGGCGGCCTTCGCAACAATCTCAGCCATCTGCGAGGCCGAGAGGTGCAGCTTCTTCCCAAGGAAGTTGGTGTTGGTCACCGCAGAGGAGAGCCAGATGGCGGAGGGAATGGTGTCGTAGCGAGCCATGGTGAGTGTCCTTCGAATGAGAGATGACGGAAAACGAGGAGTAGATGTTAGAATGGGGCAGTCTGGAATAACCCAGAACCGCCCCACTCATACCCAACCTAATCAGGCGGTGAGCGCGGTTCCGCAGAGAACGCCGAGGGTACGGAGGTCTTCGCAGCCGAAGTTGACGTTGTGGCGCCAACGCATGGCCCGCGAGGTGGACAGCCCGTCGATGTGCTCAAGGGCGCGACCCATGGCCTGAAGACCGCCGTTGTGCTCCAGACGGAACATACGGTTGGGTGACAGACAGTAGATCAAGCCGTCTTCGGCATCGGTGCCGGCCAGGGTCGCCGCGGTGCGGTCAAGCACCTGGGACGCCTGAATCCGCACGCCCTTCATGTACTCAACGGTGGAGTCCCACTCGGTAAGGTCCTCACCGACGGGCACGCCAACCACAATGGGAACAACGCGGGTGTTCTGCTGGGACTCGGCGTACGCGTACGTGTCAACGTCCGCGATGAACCGGAGATTGGAGATCCCACCATTCGCGCGGTTGATCTCGCGGATGATAGTACCAAGCAGGTTCTTGCCGGAGGTAAGCGCGTCAGTCTCGGCAAGACCGGAAGCGCCGCACAGCTTGAACTGGTTGTAGTGGCCAATCGCCTGATCGCGGGCAAGACCCATCGTGAGATGGCCCGCGGAAGTCTGAGCAGTCGGGGTAAGGAACTCGATGAAGCCGTAGTTGACGCCGTCAACCAGACCACCAGCGTTCACGGCGCCGCACAGGCTGTTCATACCATACAGCTCAGCCACATCGTCAAAGACGGCGGCCTGCTCGCCCGGCAGAGCGCCGATGAGCATGTAGCTCTCCATCGTGTACGCATACGCCTTCTGCGTCTCAATGATGACATCGCTCACGAAGGACTTGGCAGCCTGAATCGGGCTGTTCTCAATCTCGATCAGCTCCCACTGGAAGTCGCCCATTACAAAGGCGCCTTCAATGAGGTTGATGCCGAGCTTCGTCACGGCGCGGGTGAGCTTGGGCGCGGGGGCCAGCTCCTCCGTACCGGTCACGATGCGCTTGAACCGGGCGCCCGAGGTCGCCTTCTTGATGTCGCCGGCCCAGCCGAGCGCACCCATGGGCTTCTTCGAGCGGATCTTGGTCATGAAGTCGGTGAGGACAAGGTTCTTGTCGAGCCAGGTCTCAACGCCGGTCTTCTCAACGGCGTCAATGCCAATCTTGACTTCGTCGATAAAGGCGTCAATCGCCGTGCTACCAGTATACGCACCCATGGTGGAATCTCCTGTTGCAAACCGTTGTGCCGTTAGCATATCCGATAGTCTTTCTACGCTCGGTACTCCAAGAAGTTGTACAAGGACATTAAGCCCCGCTTAACGCAAGCATGTGCCTGTTGACACAGTTAAGTAGCGCTGAACACCGCACTCGCAGGACAGTCAGATGGCCGAACTAATCCGAAGCTGGGGACACGGACAGAAAGTCGCTCCCCCGCACATTCCAGCAGACGAGTTGTACACTCGGCGTGGGGCCGCTACCGGGTGCATGCTGTGGGGTCAGGACGACACCGAGCGTATGGCGGTCGCGCCCGAGCTGGACCTGAGTGCGGTGTGGGATGTCTTGGGTACGGTAGATGGGTTCTTCTGCTCCAGTAAGATCCAGACAGACAAGTCGATGCTGGAGCATCCAACTCCGCAGTATTTCCAGATGTGGTACTTCTGGGCCCTACACACTTACCGGCACTGCTTTGTGGGTAGTAAGCCGCGACAGGCTCAGGTGTCAACCGGTGCCTCGGTGGGATGGCTGCTACGCGACTGCATGTATTTCGGGCTGAAGGGGCGCCTGTTCGCTAACAAGCGAGAGACGGCTAACGACTTGCACGGCGCCATTGTCACCGCCTATGAAGAGCTGGACCCGTCAATTCAAGTTCCACTCGCGAAGGGACGCATCGGTACCCAGCACAAGATTGAGTTCGCCAGTGGCGGCTCCATCAAGATTGACTCGGCGGAGGGACGCTCACCTGGCGCCGGAACGTCGCCCGACCGCGTGCTGCTGACCGAGTACGGCGAAATCGATGGACAGGAGGAACTGCTCAAGCAGCTCTTCCCTGCATATGAGCGGCGCCAGAACGCCCGCGACCTAATCGAGACGACGCCGGGCCGGCTGGAGTCCCTGCATCGCAGCCAGTGGAACGATTCGCTGAATTCGATGGGCCGCCTCAACATGCCAGATGGGTCCACCGGAAGCGAGTATTACCCACTGTTCTTCGAGTGGTGGTTTGGGACCGAGTTTACCGAGTCCGTTCCGCGCGGCTTCAACCCAACAGCAGAGGAAGGCGAGCTGCTGAATCGCTGTCGCGGACTGACTTATGAGAACCTTCAATGGCGGCGCAAAATTCTTGCGAAGGGGTGGACCGCGCAGGCATTCGAGACTAAGTACCCAAGCTCGCCGTATCATGGCTGGGTCGGCACCGACAAGCCGACGTTTCCGCCAGAGCTGATTGACGAGCTTCTGCGCGATGCGACTTCGGATGTCTTGTGCCCGTATAACTTCGAGCTTGGCTGCTCTATCATTGAGACGCCGAAGCCGGGGACCACCTACTACATTTTCGCCGACTCCGCCGGCCTGGACGGCGACGGCGACCCGAGCGCGTTCACCGTGTTTGACCAGGATTGGAATGAAGTTGCATTCTTCGAAGCGGTCGAGGACTCGCACAAGTTCGCCCTTCGCCTGGAACGCGTCGGCGAGTACTACCGCTGTGGCTCCCACGCGGCGATGCTGATTGTTGAGGCCAACGAGTCGTCGTGCCTCGGCGTGTTGAAGAACTTGGTGTCGCAGGGCAAGAAGATTAACATCTATTTCGCCGAGAACAACCACATGGGCTGGCGCGCGACGGGCAAGAGCGTAGCGGAGGCGGAAGGCAAAACGCTAATCGCCCTACGTGACCGCGATATGACGCTGCGCTCCACGGGCACGCTCCAGCAGTTGCTCAGCTACTCGGGTACCTGGCGGCACAAGCGCATCCGCGGTGCAAACGGCGCGAAGCACCACTTCGACCGCGCCCGCACGATTATGATGGCGGGCTCGCTACTGCCTTCCTTCACCAAGAAGCTAATTAACAAGCGCCCAAGTCGCCTGGGTGTCGCGCAGAACAACCAGGGCGAGCTGGACCTTACCCCGCGCCCCCGCTGCCCGCCGTCCGCTGAGGCGCAGGCATTCGTGAAGAACGGAATCGCACCTGTGATCCGCTCAAACTCGTGGCTGTGGCAGCGCGGCGGCAAATAGGTTACTGCGCATTACCTATGTTCGCGAGGAATCACCATGAGCGCTTCTGCCGATCTAATCGAAAACCTCATTACAGCGCACAAGAATGATTACGAAGCGTACTCTCGGTACGAGCGCGACATCATTCTACTGCGCTACAGAGGTGCGCTCAACAACCTCGGTGGCATCCGCAAGTATGGTCCTCCGCGGGACTCCGCGGGGTTCGATTATACTGCCAGCTTCAACCTGACTCACTGCGTCGTAGACACTGCGCTTGCCGGACTGGTTCCGCCAAACCCGCGCGTCTGCGTGAATGGCAAGGTAGACAAGGTGAAGCGCTACAAGGCCGCGCTGGACGAGATGCTGGGGCTCATCTTCGACAGCCAGGACATGCACCAGCACGTCCGCGCCACCGTCTTCGACAATCTGACGGCGAAGCGTGGTATCTTCAAGGTCGAAGTGGACTGCGACCGTCAGCTCGCGATTTCGACCATCGAGCCCTCGCGCTTCTGGTACGACCGCACGGCGCGCGACCACCAGTCGTGCCGCTACCACATGGAATACGCAACGATTCCGCTGTCCCAGTTCCGCCGAATCGCGCAGATGCCCGAGTACGGCTTTGACGAGAAGGCTTGCGAGAATATCAACGGTACCAGCTTCCCTGATTGGCTGCTGGATGAGGACCGCGCGATGCGCGACCGACAGATTCTCGACGCCGAGCGCTGGGTCAATCTGGTGTACTACGTGGACTGCTCGCGCAACGAGATGACTGTGTTCTCTCCGGACACCAACTGTATCCTTGCGTGCTACAAGCTGGAGTACGGCAGCCCCTACATCCACTTCGACATGGTCTACGACGGGTATAGCACGGGTGGTATCGCCGAAGCCGGCCTCATCCAGAAGACGCAGCACCAGATGGACAGCTTGCTGACTTTGGTTCTCACCATTGTAAGCAAAATGGTTCCTGGTATGTTCTACGACAAGGGTCAAATCGAGCCGTCCTCGTTTGCGGCTGCCGAGGGCGAGAAAGGGCGCAACAACGTGTTCTCGTACGTCCCGCTGGAGCGCACGGGCAGCGGGGATTCGCAGCGCCCTCTCGATGAAGTGCTCATGCCGACTCCGATGCCAATGCTTCCGCCCGAAATCGCGACACTGCTGGACCGCCTGATTGGGTACGCCGCCAGTGAGTCGGCCTTCGTTGAAGCCTCGCGCGGCCGACAGATGAATGTGCGAACGGCGAAGGAACTCCAGATGATGGAGGCCCAGCTCGACTCGCGACTGGCCACCCGCGTGACCCGGCTGAACCGCGCGCTGGAGGCGGTCGCGCGGCGGGTAATCAGGATTATGCAGGACCTGTTGCCTGCTGAGGGCGTGCAATACCTCGACGGCAAGTACGGCAAGCTGACCGCGAAGATTCTCGCGAAGATGTCGTTGCAGTTCGAAGCGGTCGCTTACTCCCCGCTGAAGGACAATCCGGCGGTTCTCGCCGAAGTGATGCAGAACTGGTTGCCGCTGCTCCAGAGCATGCAGGGCATCGACTCCATCAAGCTCCAGCACTACCTGGTTGACATGTTGGGCATGCCCCCAGACCTGAAGAAGCAAGTGCCCGACGCTGAGGCGACTCCAACTGGTATGCTTCCGCCCCCGGACCAAGCCGGTCCTCCGGCCGGTCCTCCGGGGGGTCCTGGTGGGCCTGGGGGTACGGTTCCGCCAGAACTGATGGCACAACTCCAGGCAGTGGCTCCTGGCCCGACTCCTGGCCCGCCTCCTGATGGCGCTCCTGCTCCCGCCCCCGGTCCTGAAATGATGCCGCCTGAGATGCCCGCCGAAGCTCCCCCCGAGATGCCCGAACTCTAACCAGCAGTAAAGGAACACCACGATGTCTAATCCTCCGCATCCATCTACTTCGTCCAAGGCCGACAAGGGCTTTAACACCATCGAGAACCGCTTCTGCACCAACGAAGCATGTGGGTACCTCGAAGTCCGCGCCACCGTCAGTAGCCTGGAGAAGCATTGCTGCGTTAAGTGCGGCGCCGCGACTGAGTTCCGCCGACTCAGCAAGCTGACTGACGATGACGAGATTTCCGGCGGCGAGTACGGCGCCCCGCAAGTGTATGGTATGTGCGACGTGGAGATTGCACCGGGCAAGTGGGTTTCGCGCAGCGAGTGGAACGCCAAGGTCGCCGAGACTGAGGCAACCAACCCAGGCAAAACCCTCGTTCGCGTGGATGACAACTTCCGGAAGCTCCAGTACGAGTTGCGAAAACACCAGATTATCGAGAACCGCCGCGCTACCTGGGGTCACACCGAGGCAGAGGTCAATGCCCGCGACCGCAGCGCCAGGGCCCGCCGCTCCGAGCAGGAGAAGAGCGGGATGTTGCGCAACCAGTAACGCCCATCGCTTAATGGCTGGCGGTCGGGGCCGACTTCGGTTAGCCTCGGCCTAACAGGAGTTCCAAATGCCGATGCCTTCGTCCCCTCAGTACACCCCAAAAGATGTTCAAACTGGTAAGGCCGCGTTCCGCGCCGCCGGAGTTGACGACGCGGGTGCGATGAAGCTCGCCTCAGAGCTTTTGCCCAAGGAAGATTCCATGGCGGAGGGCGCCGAAGAGGCCGACCCGTGGGACTCCCACATGGGCAAGTCGATTGGTGAGGATTGGACCAAAACGCCGGACAGCGTGAAGGGCCACATTCGCGGCCTCCACGATTTGCTCGCCGACTCCGACCTTCCGGACGCGACCGAGGACATGCTGGAGAAGGAAGTCAAGGACGTTACCAACGCGGCGGCCAGCGGCGACAAGGCCAAGACGGTCGCCGAGCTGAAAGATTTGAAGGCGAAGCTCTCCGAGATGGAGACTGCCAACGGCTCGCTGAAGTCCGAGAATGACAAGTATCAGAAGCACCTTCTCGGCCAGCTCGTCAAGCACCTGCGCGAGTCGGTCGCCGCCGAGGCCCCGGACCTGGCGGATGACGAGGAAGTGATGAAGGGCATCGACGCCTACTACGACGCGTTGAAGGACGACGCCGACCTGTTTGAGCACGCCCCGAACGCCGTGATGGTCGCCATCGGCACCGCGCGCAAGAACGGCAAGAAGGCCCCCGAGCCCAAGGCCGGGCCCAAGGCCGAGGAGGCGAAGGCCGGCGCCTCGCGCGAGGAAGGCAAGGCCGCCGCCGCCGATGTGGTCGCTGGCATTCCGGGCCTCAAGCGCAACCCGCCCGCGATGAGCGAGACGAGCGCGGGCGACATGACGAAGGATGCCACGGGCAAGAAGAAGGACTATCTGAAGGAGTGGCTGAATAAGAAGTAGTCTACCAACTACACCAACCAACCAGTCAGCCACGAGTTCACCAGCCCCCGGGCCAGTAATGGTTTCCGGGGGTTTCTGTTTGTACTCTGGTAGGGTACTTCAGTAGGGTTCTCTGGTAGGGTACTGCACGCCCCGAGGCACGTCATGAGGCCCGCCCCGAGGCCCGCCACGAGACACTGAATGAGGTACGCCCCGAGATGCCCCTGAGTTCGTGCCCCGAGTCCATGCCCGCGCCGCCATGGTTCGCACGCGGGGACGCTCCGGGGTGAAAACGAGGGTTAAAAACCACGCCCCCCGGGCTGCGAAAGTGGGCGAGGCGGCACACCGGGGCGCCGCCCCTCCCACCACGACTTCCCGTGCGGAGCCCCCGAACACCTGTTCCTGCATCCCGCCGCAACCCCCTACTTCCGCCGCACAACGAAGAAGGGGAGAGAACCGAAGTCCTCTCCCCCTCTTGTTACCTACCCTGGTGGCGTATCAGGCCGAGGTGCGCTTGCTCCCGCGACCGCCCTTCTTGGGGGCCTCCGCGACGACCGGAGCCGACTCGCCGCCAGCCTCGGCAGCCTCGCCAGTCTCGGAAGCCGTGGCCTCCTCCTTGGTCTGCCGCTCCACCAGCTTCTCCATGTCCTCGCGGGACACAAGCACGCCGGTCACGACGTACTTGCCGGAGCTGCGCTCGGCGCCCTCGGTCTTCTCCGGGGCGAGAACTCCGGCGCGGACGAGGAGAGCGATGGTGCTCGCGGGCGCCTGGGCGGCGATGCAGGGCTCGAAGACGGAGATGGCGAGCTGGCGGCCCACAAGCGAGGGGAGCACGGTGCCCGGATTCTCGCTGTCTTCGAGAATCTGCTCCTGAATGCCCATCGCGTCGGCGAACGAGGTGCGCCGCACCGGAATGGCGGGGACAACCAGGTCCTCCTGGCGACCCTTGCCCGGGGTCTTGCTGGCCTTCAGGGTCTTGGTGAGGCCCTGGCTGACCACCACGCTCTCCAGCGCGGCGCGAGAATCCGCGAGCGCGGCCTCGGCGAGAATGAATTCGCGAACCGCGAGGCGGTTCCGGATGGCCTGATTGTGCATCGCCGTGAAGGCGTCCTCGACGGGCTGGTTGACGGACGACGCCTGATCGCGCTGGTACTTGGCGAGCCGCTGACGGTCGAGCGCGCTCAGCTCAAGCGGCGACTTGGCGGCGATGATGGCGATGTCTTCGGCAGTGTAGGTGACGGGGGCGGATGCGGGGCGAGCCATGATGAGTGTCCTGCTGAGTGATTTGGGCTGGAAGGTCCGGCAGGGTTCTTCTCGCCGGGCACTCTTACTATAACCAACAGCCCCCGCACCGCCAACTTCCCCACACAAGAAAAGTTCGCCCAGCTTCCTCGGCCCCGCCTCGGGCCCGAATCTTGGTCGCGCAGGGTGGGCGAGAGCGTCCTGCGAAGTTTCTGCCCGTAAGTAGGCGAGCGGGGGTTCGGGGGTACGGTCCATGCCGGTTCGGGCGGGCGGCGAACAGGCTTCCGGCGGCGTTAAGTGGAGCTTAATAGTGGTATTGTGTGGGTAAAAAACGGTGCACGAATTCTGAAGCCTATCGGGGAAAGGGGGCGCGCAGGCGATGGGGGAGCCCCGGGGGCCTCGCTGACAAACGTCAGTCAATGAATGAACGCTCACTCACTGGCACACGTCAGTCAATGAATGAACGCTCACTCACTGGCACACGTCAGTCAATGAATGAACGCTCAC